GGAAATGCAGCAGAAGGATACGTCTCTGAAAGGCCTCATCAAGGCCATGGAACCGGAAATCAAGAAGGCGCTTCCGTCTGTAATCACTCCGGAGCGCTTTACTAGAATGGTGTTTACCGCATTGTCCAGCACGCCTAAATTACAGCAGTGTACCCCACAGTCTTTTCTGGGCGCAATGATGCAGGCCGCTCAGCTGGGCCTTGAACCGAATACCCCTGTTGGCCAGGCATATCTGATTCCGTATGGCAATGTCTGCCAGTTCCAGCTTGGATATAAAGGCCTGTTGGATTTGGCGTACCGCTCCGGAGAAATCAAGGATATCCAGTCATATGAGGTTCATGAAAATGATGAATTCGAATATGAGCTTGGCCTTGAACCGAAATTGAAGCACATCCCGGCCATGAGCAACCGCGGCCCGGTCACCATGTACTATGCTGTATGGCACACCAAGACTGGCGGCTATGGGTTTGAGGTCATGAGCAAAGAAGATGTGCTGGAATTCGCTCAGAAGAAATCAAAGAGCTTCCGCAATGGGCCTTGGCAGACTGATTTCGATGCGATGGCCAAGAAGACGGTTTTGAAGCGTGCCCTTAAATACGCTCCGATCGCTACCGATTTCGTAAAAGCCGTGGCCACCGATGAAACGGTCAAGAGCAATATTTCTGCCAGCATGGAAGATGAGCCGGATGAAACGATGACCATTGATGCGGAACCCGTTCCTCAGAATGTGGATCCGGAGACCGGCGAAATCATTTCTGATCAGGACGATGCGAAGTAAAGGGAGGCAGACATGGACACAACAAAGCAAATCATCATTTCCAAAGTGAAGCTTGTGAAAGACGGCATCCGGATTAACTATG